CACGTTTGGCCTCCTTGGCGTTGATCACCAGTTTCGGGGAATTCCCCGACCGGTCGACATCGTAGCCCAGGATCGGAATCCCGCCCGACCATTTTCCGCGTCTACGCTGGGCAGCGATCTTGTCCCGGATACGTTCCCCGATGATCTCCCGTTCAAACTGGGCAAACGACAGCAGGACGTTCAGCATCAACCGACCCATCGACGTCGAGGTATTGAACTGCTGCGTCACCGAGACGAACGTGACCCCGTGTTCGTCGAACACGTCCATGATCCGGGCGAAATCCATCAGGCTACGGCTGAGTCGATCCAGTTTATAGATCACCACACAGTCGATCTTCCCGGCAGCAATATCCTCCAGCAGTTGTTTGAGCGCCGGGCGCTCCATGTTCCCACCGGAGAATCCACCATCGTCGTATTGCTGAGGCAGGCAGACCCAGCCTTCGCTCCGCTGACTTGTGATGTACGCTTCCCCCGCCTCGCGCTGAGCGTCCAGCGAGTTGAACTCCAGTTCGAGACCTTCTTCGGAGGACTTGCGAGTGTAGATGGCACAGCGAATTGCCGTGGGTGCACACGGTTTCTTTTTCCTGCGATTGCTGTTCATCGTTGACCTCCCAGGTTGAAGAACCGGAACCCATTCGTGTGGGAGCCAGTGATCGCTTTGGCCACGGCGGAGAGCGATTTGTAATGCTCGCCTGCGTATTCGAAGCCATCCTCCTTGATATGCACCGTGATCTGGTTCCCCTTGTACGTCCGGACCAGCGTCGTCCCTGGATTGGGGAGTCGGGAATCAACTTGCTGTGGTTCAACTGTCCGTTCCGGTCGAATCGCGATCGTGACGGATTTCGGTGGCGTCACTCGCACGTCCGCATCGTTGGCCAGTTCGGCAGCACGCCGACGCGCCCGTTCAGAGAGATCCCCTTCCGCCAGCGCCTGCAATCGCCAGGCAATCCGGCGAATGAGCCATTGCCGATGTCGTGACCGCGCCGGCTCGCCACAGACCTCTGCATACTTCTCCTGAAGTTGACCAGCGGTCAGTCGCTGCATCGCGTCGACCTCGGCATTAATGTCGAGGATGCTGGTTTGCTCAATCATTTCGTCCCCCTTCTGCGTTAAGAGCCGGCCTGGTGCATGAACACCAAGTCGGCTCGTGAAAGAACGGTGATTGGTCCCGATCGGTCAGCGTTGAGACCGTTCACCACTGGGGACAGTGAGCCCTATTTCGGGAGAGACCTCAAGGCATGTGCGGACAGAATTTCTGGATGACAGCCGACGGAGCACTGCTCTGGCGAACAGTCGGCACACCTCGCGTTGACGGGTTGTCATATCAACAGTGGAAAAGTTCTGATCAGACATCAGCCTTCCCCGGCGTTGCAGCGGCAACAGAGATGGCAACGGTGGCAATCAGCGCAGCCGGAGCGTTGTTTGTTGCACTCGGTGCAATGGATAGTGGTCTGTTGGTTCAATGCAGTTCCTTTCAGTTTGAGAAGAAGTGCGTCAGCGCAGCGACGCAGTCGGCGGCGTCAGCGGAGCGGGGACGGATGACCGGAATCGCCAGTTCGTCGGCGAACGTGCATTCCTGTGTTGCACCGTGGGAGTATCCGGGAACGCGGAGCAGCACGTCGCAGCAGGCCAGCAGATGGCGGTCATAGTCCAGCCAAGTGTCGTACGGCTTCGGTGACACGAGATGCCACGCCAGTGTGAGGTGCGGAATCAACGGTATGAACCCGGATTCGAGCAGCGCGTCTGCGATTCGGATGACAGCGTGCGTGTTCGCGACCGGATCAGGCTGTGTGTAAGGAGCGGCGACGTAGATCAACGGAACATGGTCACGTGATGTCTCACGTCCAACGATGGGCTCAGCTTTGGGTTTGGTCAGAGTGGCGATCATGCGGTCCTGTTCTTGGAAACGATTCAGCGACTGTGCAGCAGCCACGGTTCGAAGTAGGCCTGCTTGCCGTTGAGAACGACGCCGCAACCAAGGATCGGTTTGTGAGCGAACTTGCGGCCGTACTCGAACTGCATCCGGCTGGCATCGATGCCGCATCCAACCGAGAGACCAAACACGCGGAACTCGGGGTTGGCCCACCAGCGGACGCCCGCCTGGTTGTGGAAGTGACCGATGACGGTCGACCGGAAGTTATCCTTCGCCTGGCGGAATGCGGCATCCTGTCCGCCGCGCCCACTGTCTCCGTGGGAATAAATCACACCATCGATCCGCAACTTGGTGAACCGAGGATGGACGGTCCAATTGACTTCCCACATGTCGGCATAGTCGCGGAGCAGTTCCGGCGGCAGACCAGCGGTGACTGCCTGGCGTTCGGTCAGAGCATCGTGATTACCGATCAGCCAGTCGGCCTTCGGAAAGGCCTTTGTGAGCGAAGCCACCTGTCGTTTCGCACGCGCGTATTCGAGTGTGGCGTTCCGCAGACTGGGACTCTTCTCGTGATACGAGATGGACGCCCAGTCCACGAGGTCACCGATGTGGACCACGCGATTGATCGTGTATCGGTCAGCGATTCGCTGCAGAAAGTCCACATATCCGGTGCGCATGCCGGGACAATGGGTGTCCGAGATGATGAGAACTCTAGCCAACCGAATGCTCCCACTGCTTCACGGCGGCAATGGCATCCTGTTCGGTATCAAAGCGTCCGAGACTTCGCCTGCCACAAGGTGTCGCAACACGGACTCGCCAGCGATTTCCTTCTCGGTACACATACCGGCAGCGCGACGATCCCCAACTTCGGTTGCTTTGGTTCTCACCGTGAGTCACGAGTTTCAGATTTTCGATTCGATCGTCACTGCGATCTCGGTTGATGTGGTCCAGAAATCGTGGGTACGAGTCGACACCATGAACGTAGAGCCATACGAGTCGCGACCGCTTGTAGCTCCGTCCGTTGATTTTGATACGCCAATAACCATTCCTTTGCGGACCGCCTGCCAAGTCACCGGGGAAGACACATTTGTGTTTCACTTTCCAGAACAGTTCCCCATTCCGAAGTTTAAAGAGTGAGTGGACCTCATCCTGCGTCAAATCGAGCGGCTTCAGGTCGCACAGCTTCGGTGTCGCGGCTATGCCGGTTGCTAGCATGTCTATTCCGAGTTAATGGTCTTGGGAGTCGGACGGTCTGGGCGTGATGCAGGCCACCACCTTTGGATCAGGATGGCCGTCGCGACGGAGGCGCTGCACGATGGCCAGCACCTCGGGGCGGTTGCGGTACCAGAACGCCTCGTCGATTCCATGCAGCATACGGACGGCCTCGGAAAGCGAGGCTTTCTCTTCGTCCGTGGTCGCGAGGTTATACCGGATATGCGAGTCGTCACGCGGTCCGCATTCATGGAGGTCCCCGCCAAAGCGAAGGTACGATCCACATTGCGGACATTCGTGGACGTTCATCGTCCAGAAATCGGGCATCAGTCACCGGGCAGCAGGTTGGTGAAAAAGAGTTGCCGCCCGGTCGTGCATCAGAGGATGCGTCCGAGCAGGCTCGCCTTCATGGCGTCGATCGCCTGGCAGGCGATCAAGTGTTCTTCGATCAGCGCATGGTCGTGCGGGCTGCCCATTTCGGCATCCGCGATCTCCAGCGATTCCGCCAGCGCGCTCAATCCCTCAACCGCCTTGTAGTACGCCTCGCGAATCTCCTGCGCCCGATGGGCGTCCATCGTGCGGAAGATGTCTCGCAGGTTGCGTTCGCGTTCTCTCTTGGTCTGGTCAGTCATCTTCGGCTCCCGTGTTGGTGGTTGGTCTGCACGTGACACATGGAGCCATGATTCCGGAGAGACATCAAGCGCTGTTGGCGGGATTCGGAAGTAATTGTGCAGCTGCTGGAGATGTCCGAATGTAGACCTACCGATTAATCAGCGATTGATCATCGTGACCTGTCGCAGTCGTTCGTCCGCTCGAAATGTGAGCATCTCGCGAATCACGTCGATGTTGTTCCGGAAGCGGGCGTACTTCAGATTCAAAACGTTCATCAGTCCAGGGTTTGCGTAGTCGCATACACACTCCGAAATGGTCCGGGATTAATTAAAAAGGTACGTCCGAAAGGTCGATCTCAGCCCAGATCGGACTCGGCTCCGGTTTCGGGCCGAGTTTGCAGCTGTGGATGCGGTCGAACTTTTCGCCGGCGACGGAACGGACTGTCACAGACTCCGTGTGAGCCAACGCACCGTTGTTCGCCAGGTCACACGCCTGTTGCGCCGAGTCCGGGCAGGGATCAGGCGACCGGGCTTTCCACCACTGCTCGGCTTTGCGGCGTGCCCAGCCGGTGTGTTCAAAGCAAATCCATTCGCTCACCCAGTAGTCGAGACCGAGCCGGTAATCGACCCGCAGCGTCTTGGGTGCATCGTCATCGGCGTCTTTTTTGGTGTGGACGCTGAATGTGATGTCCCGGACTTCGAACTCGGCGTCGCTCACCTGACCGGAGAGGACACCGGCATTAGTCGCCTGCGATTCGTGCTTCTTCCGTTCCGGCGGTGGAAACGCATGTCCGCACTGTGGGCAAATGGAGTACGCCGGTGCGATCAGTGCCCGACAGTTTGGGCATTCCTTGGCCGGCGCAGCTCCATCACCAGCACCGTGTTTTTCATCGATCTGCAGTTGGTCCACCGGACCATGCCGGAGCACATTCCCGCCGTAGTCGAGAACCAGGCAGTTGGGTTTGCCGAGGTGCAGTCGGAACCCGCGACCAACCATCTGGTAATACAGTCCCGGCGACAGCGTGGGTCGCAACAACACGACGCAATCAACATTGGGTGCATCAAACCCGGTCGTCAGAACGTTGACGTTGCACAGGTATTTTAGTGGAGGCCGTTGGAACAGTCCTATTGATTCACCTCGGAACCGACGCAGAGTCTCATCCCGCTCGCCATCGGGAGTCTCGCCACAAACGAAACCGCATTCGATCCCGTGTCTTTCGTGCAGAACCTGGCAGACGTGCCGGCCATGCTGCACGCCGCTGGCGAAGATCAGCACAGACTTCCGGTCCTTCGTGACCTCGGCGATTTCCATACAGGCCGCTTCAACCCGTGCGGTGTCATCCATCGCCGCTTCGACTTCGCTGGCGACGAATTCGCCACCACGAACATGCAACTGGCTGGTGTCCGCCTTCGCGATCCCGGCTTTGGAGATCAGCGGTGACAGAAATCCATCGGCAATCAGCTGCCGGACGCCAACCTCAAAGCAAACTGCGTTGAGAAAGTGATCCTCCCGGCAAATCGGGCCAGCATCGAGACGGAACGGCGTTGCCGTGAATCCGACGACACGGACGTGCGGATTCAGCACCTTCGCATCGGCCAGGAACTGCCAATACATCCCTTCGCCATCCGTGGCGATAAGATGACATTCGTCAACAAGAATCAGATCGAACGCATCGAGATCGCAGGCCCGCTTGTAGACCGACTGAATCCCCGCCACGATGACGGCGTGCTCGGTATCCCGCCGTTTCAAGCCAGCGGAGTAGATTCCGACTTTCAGTTCCGGGCAGACCAGCTTTAGTTTGTCGACCGATTGCTGCAGCAGTTCTTTGACGTGCGCCAGAATCAGCACGCGGCCGTTCCAGGTCTGAACGGCATCGCGGCAGATCGTCGCCATCACCGGTGTCTTACCGCCACCCGTCGGGATCACGACGACTGGATTGTCATCGTGTTCCCGCAGGTGCTGATACACCGCATCAACGGACTGCTGCTGATAAGGACGAAGCGTCACCGCCACGGGCGGTTTGTTGCCGTGGAGAGTCGATGCTGATGGGATCGCTTCTCGCGGCATGCTCAATTGACCTCATAGACTTTGACGCGGGGCTTGAACCGGCGACTGCGGCAGGGATCACTCCACCAGTCCCAGAACTGTTGCTCAACCAGGTCGAGAATCAGGTCGCACGCTTCGTCAGGGGAGTAGACCTCTTCAGTCCCTTCGGACGACGTGATCTTGAAGGTCTCTTTAAGATCGAATTCGTCATCAGGATCGAAGTCAGGATCATGGAGTTCGTGTTCGTGAACGTTGCTGGACATTCGCGGTCTTCTTCAGGGATGGGTGTGAATGGAGTGATCGCGACTTCGGCGCGGGGCACACGACTGGGACCGTGCATTTCGATGACGGCCCGTTTCACCTGGCTGTCGTCGAGGTAGACCCCGGCGTGTTGGAGCGAATCCCAGATGCCCTTTTGAAAGTTGTCCCAATCGCGACGGCGGCAATCGGGGGGATACAGATCGAGTTGAACTTCAAGAGGGCCAGAAAGATGCTGGCCGACCCGCCCCGCGAGGAAAGCGCAGACCGCTTCGCGGTACTGTCTCCCTTCGCGGCTGAGGAGCGTGCGGTAACCAACGTTCCGGTAATACCGGTTGACGCTCGGCGGGAACGGCAGCACAAACTGAAGCACGGCTACCGCGTCTGTCGGACTGTGAGTCAAGGACATAGCGATGTCCCCAGTCGACAGGCTCACGCCCGTTTCCACGGCGGCGTGGAGGGAGTGGCTGCGGCCTTGGCCGGAGCCGGAGAGGATGCGGGCGTCGTTGTCGCCACGGCATCACGCTTCTTGTAACTCTTGATGACGTTCGTCAGTTCATCGGTATCGTCCCGTTTGCGGCAGGCGACCTTGGCCATGAGTGGCAGGTCGTGCAGTTCGCAGGAATCGGTTGGCTGCAGGACACCGACTGCTCGGCAGATCGCCGACAGCGTCCCCTTGGCGATCTTGACTGTCGTCTCGTTGGCATTGTTGAGGTTGAGCCGGTCCCAGAGTTTCCGTCCCTGGTACGGCCCCTCGATCACCTGCAGTTCGAGTTCGAGATAGGCACCGTCTCCCGCTTTCGTCGGTTTCATTTCCGACGTGGAGATGATGCAGAGATAGTCACCGTTCGGGATCGGATCGAACGAGTCGTTTGGTTCCACGGTCTGGGCGTCGAAGCCCCTGAGGTCAGCCATGTGGTGGTCCTTGGGAAAGAGTTGGGAGTCTGGCGGAAACGGTGCTGCTGAATCAGTGAGTCAAAAATGCAGATGGACCGGGAGCGCAGACGTTTCTCGGATGCACGGCCGACGAGCGATCGCGTCATTTATAGAGAGGTGTGTGTACGCTGTTTCGTGGGACTGGCAGATCCAGAAAGCACCTGGTCCCGGCCATCTGCGGCGAACATGTCAACAAGGGGAACGGCTTCGTCAGCCCGTTGCTTTGACCTGCATGTTGAGATGTTCGGCGTACGCTGCGAAATTGAGTGGCATCTCTTCCGGCAAACTGAGGCGGTTCTTCGCCATGTGGGCCGGGCGTTCCGTGGTCCGGATGATCCGGTCACCGGTGCCGATGCCCCGGGTCCGCGTCTTGTCGAATCCTTCCTCGGTCTGCTTGGTGTGGACCTTGTAGGTCGCGAACAAGACCTCGTCGCACCACTCCTGAATCAGCGCGGAAGCATGCTTATTCAGTCGGGGTGAGTATCGGTCGTAAGCATCGGTCTCGGGATTCTCGAACCGTTCGATCTTGGCGTGAGCAATCAGGATGACCATCATGCCACGCTCGTTCCGGAGAGCGTTCAGGCCATCCAGAACTTCGCGCCACGGGTCCAGGGCATACGTGTATCCCTTGGCAAAGCCGTAGTCCTCGATGGACGTGATGTCGCGTCCGCGATCCGTCGTTGGTCGCCGGCGGATGACTTCTTTCCAGATCAGCTGCTCCAGCCAGTCGGCAGAATCCACGACAACGGTCTGGAAATCATGCTGATCAGAATAGAGCGCCATGATTGCCGAGAGGATGTCGTCGAACGATTCAGCCAACGGGAACCGTGCCGTTTCGATATTGGCCAGACCATCCTCCGTCTGAATGAACACTGGCTTCGGAGCCATCGCTCCGAACGTGCTCTTCCCAATACCGTGGACCCCGTACACCATCACCCTTCTCGGACGGTTGGACCGTCCACTTTCAATCGACTGGAGTAAACTCATCTGTCACCTCGTTTCGTTTTTCGTTTTGTGTGTCCCTCTACTGTTAGGCTTTTGAATCGGCGCGATTTCGGGCGGGAACTTTTTGGCAATTTTTTGAAGAACATCGCGAACAGTCGCCGCAAACACCGACTGCCACAGCGTCTAAGAATTCTTCAGGAACGTTCGGCAGCCGGTCTCGCACCTGATCGAGAATCCCTCGGATGGTGCGACGGGATAGTCCCCGATTCTGGGCGACTTCTTCCTGAGTGCACTCAGCCAGGTCGAGAACCAGCTGCCGCTCGGTTTCGGTCAGTCGTTCCAGCAGTGTCTCGACATCCAGGCGCAGTTCCGTCTGCTCATGTTCATCGAGTACATGGACTCCCGTGACCGCAGCGCGATGCTCGGGGCCGATCTGTGTGGCCAGTGGAACCTCGACTCCGTCGGCATCGGTCACCAGCAGATCGAGTGAATCGATTTCGTTGTCGGCGTTCCGCTTCTCAGCGCGACGACGCTTCAGAAACTGTTCGGCTTGTCGTTCCACCACAGTGGCCACGAACGCCCGCCAGTTCCCTTCGACGGGATCGAATTTCGGAATCGCCTTCCAGACTTCCAGCTTGAGTTCCTGCTCGACATCGGCGCGGTCCGATTTGCGGAGCGAAGCGTGTCCGAGGAGCTGCCGGGACTTGCGGCGGATGTAACGGGCGGTGAAGCCTTTGCTGAATTCGTGATCGAGATCGAGGGAGAGAGTTTGGGGGACTGCAGTCTGGGTCATGATGAACTCCGTTCAGAGGTGGCTCTGGCAGTGCCCGTTGCACTGCGAACAACCTCCGCCGGAATTGCAGATAAATGATCTCGCTCGTTTCGCTCGTGTTGTAAGTCCCTGTCAGACAGTGAATTGCAGTTTCAATTTTTCGAATTGCAGTTGCAGATCAGTCATCGAACTGCAATTTCCGAATTATCTGCCGTACCGCATGATCCCCTCGATGTCGTCAGCGAGTTCCCACAGGAGTTTCAGTTGCTGGGCATCGTCGTCGTTGATCGACCGACTGATTCTTGATGTGGTGATCCCGAGCCGCTGTGCCAGATCCTTCTGCGATGGCCGAGGGAGCAACTCGGCGACCCCGGTTGTGTCGAGCGTGTGGAATGCATGATCCCGGGCCGACCGCAGATGCTCGCGCAGTTCGCTGACCAGAGCCTCAATATCGGCCGCACGCGTCTGACGACGAACCGCAGCCGGTTTGGTCTGCCGTCGGTCGCCATCAAGATGGGCGTCCAGCAGCTCATGCAGTTGCTCTTCGTCCCAAACTAACTGACCGTTCTGCCAGTCCGTTAGTTCAGTCAAGACTCCCATAAGGACACCCTCCGGCATGAGACAGGTCGGCCGCCTGGCCGGAACCAACAACAGTGATCCGGAAGCCTGTATCGCTTGAGACAACTGGTCGCGCAGATCGCGTCGCCACGACTGGAGTCCTAACCAAACCGTGGTGTTCAATCCACTCTGCTTGTACCGACCCAATCGCCAGAGTCGACCGGGGACGACTTCATCCAACCGGACACTCAGCGCCAGTGAGGCGCGAATCAATTGCGCAAACGTCGAGCGATCCAGTTGCCAGCGGCGCAGGTCCGCCAATGAAACCTCGTACAGTCCACAGTTCGGGCAAGGAAAGAGTGCCCGCTGAGTTCCATTCACGGATTCCGTGAAGACCAGATCCCGAAACGGGGACTCGCTGCACTCCGTGCACGCCATACAGGTTGTCGGCGGGAGTTCGCTCAACAAATCGCGGCGTCCGAGTTCGCCGAGCAGATCAGCTTCCCAACGCTGGACCATTCGACCATCAAGGATCGGCCGGGTGAGATCGAACGCCTTCAGGACATCCAGCCAGCCGGTTGTGTGGACATCAATCACGGGAGATCCTCCACATCCGGAGGTGTCGTCGGGCCACTTCTGCCCGTTCCATCGGCTGGCTCCGCAGATTGCAGGTGTTCGGAGCGGAGACGTCGATCGTCATCGAGCCGCTGCGCCGTCTGACCGTTTTGCGGAAATGGAACCGCAGCGTCGCCGAGGTAATGTGGACCATGTCCAGGGGGACTTCTTCCTCATTGAGGCACTCATCGACCATCCGCAGCACATCGAGTGATTCGTCTTTCGACTCCAGGATGATCCGCCGACTGCTGCCGGGGAGATCGAGCCGGAGTCGTCGCAGTTCGACATGCACCTCATCAGTGGGGACCGTCTCCAGTCGAAAATCACGGTCTTTGAGGCGATCCAGATGATAAACCTGCCGTGGAATCCGTGGACCGACTTCCGAATCCAGAATCATCCAGGCGAACGCTTCCTCAAGCGGAGTTTTGAGTCGTGTCGGGACCGCTGCGGACGTTTCCAGAGTTCCTGTCGGCTGGTGATAGGCAAACACGATTTCGAACGTTTGCCGGACCGAGCGGGTTTTCAGAGTCCCGGCCTCATCATGCAGCGTCACCGTCCGCACGAAATCATCGGGATAGCAGCAGAAGTAATCAGTGCCGTTCTCACGCTGGAAGTATTCCACCGTACAATGCTGGCCCCGACCCTGTTCGCTCATCAGCAATCGAGAGATGTCTTTTCCCAGACAACCGAGTGCGTGACTGTCCGTCCGAGGTGTGACCATTGGCAGATCGTCCCGTTTGCGCCAGCCTGCCCGATGCTCAATCTGATGATAGACCAAGGCTTTCTCGAACACCTCGGGCGCTTCCAGCCAGGTCCACATGGCCCGCTGGTACAAGCTGCCGTAGGCCAGCGCCTCCCGCAGTTGCGACAACACTCCAAGATCCGCCGCCGCTTCCCGGATGGCTTGTTGCCCCGATTCGCAGGCCAAGTCAAACACATTCCGCAGGACTTCTTCCACGAATTGCCGGGCCTCATCCGGCCACAGTTTCAACACGTTGACGAGGCACTGGGCCTCACGCGGCCGCAGTCGGTTCCAGTCGATGCCGTAGCAGGGATGGGGCAACTGCACAAACAGACGTTGCAGCAGATCATTCGGAACTTGCCGCAGAACGGAAGGTAACGAAAAGTGACGAGCCATCTTGGTCTCCTCAGAGGTGTGAATGTTTTCAGATAGGCAGTCCTTCCCTGGGAAAAGCAGCTGCGGTCCCACAATCGCAGCCGGAAGTAAGCGTCAAAATAATGCGCGCATTGGACGCGCATGATTCGCCAGCGACCAGCGGGAGCGGACCATGACGCCAGAGCGGTAGCTCTCTCTGGGTCAAGGGCCATGCCCTTGTCAGTTCGTCAGCAATCGATGGGCTGAAAACCCGATCAACAGATTGCGGGTCCGCGTCACCTGAGTGGAATGAAACGTCAGCAGCATGGCGACATTCTCCAATTCAGTCGTTGACACCTACAGCGGTCAACACGCGGCCGGCCCCTGCCGGACAAGGATTCGAAGGGTGCCTGGTAGCGACAATCAGCCGCTGTTCCCAAGGCAAGCCTGTAGTGAACTACAGTTCATGTCGAAAGTTTATCGCGGCATTCCACCCCTGTCAAAAGATTCTGGATCGTTGATGTAAAAAGTGTGGACCAGTCGGAACGTTCTGCGTAGCCACAAGATGCGGCATGGCGGACGGATGCATTCCAAAAAAATTCCAAAAAAGTGACCGCCCGAATTCGCGCCGATTCAAAAGCCTAACAGTAGAGGAACTCTGTTTTCTGCTGCGCCGGTTTCATCGCTTCGAAATCGTGGGTGACCATGCTCTGCTCCCGCTGTCGTGCTGAATTCGAGTCTTCGAACTCGGTCGGCAGTGACTTTCAACTCTGCCAGGACTGCTGGGAACATGATAGTTCCCGCTTGTGGTGGTCCATGATCGCCGCACTCGATCCGCCTGAGGACACTGACTTGATGACCGAACATGACTTGCCACACATCTTCAATCCGGAAGGTACTGCCGAGAATCCGAAGGACCGGGTTGGTGCTGGCAAGCCGCCGCTGCACTTGATCCCACCATCCGCAGAGATTCTGGAAGCGGTTGTGATGGGACTCGGAGCCCGCAAATATGGAGAATTTAATTGGCGAACCTCCAAGGTCCGCGCCACGGTGTATATCGCCGCTGCCAAACGTCACCTCGCGCAGTGGCTGGATGGCCAGGATGACGACTCAGAGAGCGGAGTCTCTCATCTCGCCCATGCGAGAGCCTGCCTCGGCGTTCTGCTTGACGCCATTGCGACCGGGAATGTCACCGACGACCGTCCGCCTGCCGGTCCGGGAGCCGCTTTGATTGAGAAGTACACGAAGGCCGTCAACCTGACATCGCCACCGCAGTTGCGATAAAGGAGGATCCTCGGAAACGATGGCGCAGGCTGGCCGCGATGCTGTGACACCTCTGGATGCCGCACGGGAATATGTGCGCCGCGGCTGGTGCGTCGTGCCCATTCCGTTCAAGCAGAAGCGGGCCGTGATCAAAGGCTGGGAGCAGCTCCGTCTGACCGATGACGAACTCCCTGATTACTTCGATCAGCCGGCCAACATTGGAATCATTCTGGGCGAACCGTCCAACTGGCTTGTCGATGTTGACCTCGACTGTCCCGAGGCGATCGAACTGGCCAAGCAATATCTGCCACTCACACCCTCCAAATCGGGGCGACCGGGTGCGCTGAACTCGCATTGGTGGTATTACGCGGCTGGAACCGAGACGAAGAAACACACGGACCCGATCGACAATCAGATGCTCGTCGAGCTACGGGCAAATGGTCTGCAGACGGTTGTCGGACCGAGCATCCATCCCGACGACGGCACCCAATACGAAATCCTGACTTGCGAACCGGCGATTGTCCCCGCGCCGATGCTGACAGCCTGCGTCGCCGCGCTGGCGAAAGCAGTGATCGAGCTTCGGCACGGGAAGCGGCCAGAAAAACCGACGTTCCCATCAACTCCTGCAGCTACGACTGGAACGGTCTGCCGGCGTGACCTCGCGCCACATGACATCGAACGCCGTGCCCTAGCGTACCTCGACAAACTCCCGCCAGCCATCAGCGGCCAAGGGGGCCATTCCGCAACGTATGCTGCAGCCACCGTGCTGGTGCATGGATTCGAGTTCGATCCCGAGATGGCACTCGGAATACTGCTGGACCATTACAACCCGCGCTGCGAACCACCGTGGTCCGAGAAGGAACTGCGGCACAAGGTCACCAGCGCCGCGACCAAACCGCACAATCAGCCACGCGGTTGGCTGCTAAACGAACAACGCGAGCAACCCGTCGACGCGGGTGTCAATATCACGGCGCTGGTCGGCAAGGCGACTGACATCGCGAAGCCTGCTGCAAAACTCACAACACGAAAACAGCGAGATCCCACGGCGATCAGCGATCCTGGACCAGTTCCGGACGACCTGCTGCACATTCCTGGATTCGTCGATGACGTGATGCAGTACACGCTCAGGTCGGTGAAGTATCCGAACCGGCCCATGTCGTTTATGGGCGCGATTGCCCTACTGGGAACGCTGACTGGTCGCAAGATTCGTGAACCTGGGAATGTGCGGACCAACGTGCAGATTCTGGGACTGGCGAGTTCGGGCGTCGGTAAAGACGGTCCGCGCAAAGTGAACGCTGCCGTGTTGCTGAGCGCTGGTGAAGTTCGCAAGTTCGGGGGCAAGTCATCCAGTGGTGAGGGTATCGAGGACCGACTCGCTCGGCATCCGATTCTCCTGAAACAGGATGATGAGATCGATACGCTGTTCGAGAACATGCGGGACAACAAGGAAGCCCGCTATCGCAACCAGTTCAGCATGCTGCTGGAACTCTACAGTGAAGCGGGAGGCTGGCGACCCGTCCGTGACAAAGCCGGACAAGACAGCGATGTGATCTATCAGCCGCACCTGGTCCTATTCGGCACCACAACGCCGGGCGAGTTCTACGCTTCGCTGTCTGGCAAGATGCTCAACAAGGGCCTGCTGGCACGGTTGATCACGGTCGAAGCCGGCGAACGCAGCAAGCGATGTAAGAAGGCCGTCTGGAATGATCCTCCGCCACACATCGTTGACGTCGCCAAGGCTTGGGCCGACTTCCGACCTCCTGGCTGGGGCAATGTCAGCGATCAACCGAACGGTCAAGCTGTACCATTGATTGTCCCGTTCGCCAACAAGGCCCAGGATGCTCTCGATACATTTGCTGATGAATGTGATGCGGCATACGAGTTGGCGTCGCAAGCGGGCAGCGAACCGGTGATGGCGATCTGGGCACGGGCGGTCGAGAAAGCGACTCAACTCGCCCTGATCTATGCCTGCTCAGTGCATGGAACAGAACCTGTCATTGAACTCCCCGCCGTCACCTGGGCCAGCACGTTCATTCGGCATACTGTTCATCGCACGATTTACATGCTTGGACAGCGATACTACGAAAGCGAGTTCGAGCAGAAGTGCCAGGCTGTCGTGCTGACGTTGACCGCCTGGAGCAAGAAGAACGGGGACGAGTGGATGCCCTATCACCTGATCACGCGAAAACATCGTTGGCCGCCACGCGAACATGAAGCCATCCGAGAAGCCTTGGTCGATCAGCGATTGATCGAGGTCGACACAGTCAAAACCACCGGACGGCCGGGCTTCCTCTACCGTCTCCAAACAGCGTCAGCGGATGGTCCCGAGTAATCACGATCTATGCGCGCACAGAACC